CACACTTTCATGATTGGCGACTTGTTCTGATGTGCCTTGGAGTGGCCTCGGACGAAAGTGCGCTGCGGGTTGTATCCGCAGGGGCAAGCCGCCAACCATGAGGGTGAATGCGCAGGCTGATGCGCACGCCTCGGTCCCGTAGAAATGTTCGATACAAGCTACGGTAGGCGCGAACATGTCGGAGATCAGCGCCGGCCACTCTCAACTATCAGGCGGGTGCGATTCCCGCTCGCTGGCCGAGAACAAGTGTTAGTGCGGTTCGAGTCCGCATCTGCTCAGGTGAGCCAAGGCCGTCAACATTTCCGCATGAGCGCTGCTCAGCAGTTGGCACTGTTGCCGAGTCCCGGCATATACGGAGCCGCGCTCATACGCAAATGATTCCCCCGCGCTGCTCCCGGCTGATAGCTGTCAACCCTGCGAACTCTCCGCGCAGGCGAGGCCGGTGAGCGCGCACCTATTGCGAGGCGTGCATGAAGTACACCCCAGAAGAACTACGCTTCATCGCTATTGATTACATGCAGGCAAGACAGTGCGGCGACATTCGCTGCATGTCTGTCATCACTCAGTTGATGCTGCGCTTCGGCGCATCTTTAGAGCAATGCGAGGGCATGATCGCATCGCTTGCCGCTTAACGGACACCACGACTGCTTGCAGTCACGCGCCTGGCCGTGGAGTGGCGCGACGCATCACGAATAACCCCGGCAGGCCACGATAGAGCGTAAGCCGTTTCCTCCCTGACCTCGGTCAGTTTCTGCGGCGCTAGGCGTGGTCAACCCATACATGGAGTGCGAAATGGAAAGTGACGCAAGCATAGAAGGTTGGGACGGCATAGGCGACTAGCCGATCGAGCGAAAACCGCTCAGCGCTCGCGCTCCTGAGCGCAAGAATTCACTCAAAGGAACAGCATGGCGCTGACAGACAAGCAGCGCCGCTTCGTGGACGAATACCTCATTGACCTGAACGCCACGCAAGCGGCAATCAGGGCAGGGTATAGCGAAAAGACCGCTCGATCCATCGCTGCTGAGAACCTTACTAAACCTGACGTAGCCGAATATCTGGCGAAACGTCGCGGTGAGATCGCTGGCAAGACGGCGATCACGCCTGAAGTCGTGCTTCAACGCTGGTGGGAACTGGCAAACGTCGACATCAACGAGATCGTCGAATACCGGCGCGACAACTGCCGCCACTGTTGGGGCGAAGACCATGAATACCAGTGGACGCATGGCGAGTTCGAGAAAGCGCAGCGCGACGCTGAGAACGAAGGCAAGCCCGATCCAAGTTGCGCAGGCGGCTTTGGATTTGATGCGACTCGCGAGCCTAATCCGGAGTGCCCGGAATGCGCCGGCGAAGGCCGCGGCAAGGTGCATGTGCATGACACGCGACGGCTGAAGGGCGCCGCGCGCAGGCTATATGCCGGTGTGCATCAGGGCAAGGATGGGCTTAAGGCGCTGATTGATGACCGCATGAAGGCGCTCGACAACGTGTCGCGCATCCTTGGCGTGTACAGCGACCGTCGAGACGATCCGATCAAGGCGCAGCAGGCCGAAAAACTCCGCATGGAGAATGAACTGTTGCGCAAGGACATGGACGAAGATGGCGAATCGCCGCCGGAGTCGCGCAAGTTCGTGATCGAGGTCCGCGACGCAAGGAAGCGCGACGATGCCAAGTCTTAACGTACCGCAGGCTCAGTTTCTGTCGATGGAACACAAGTTCCGTGCTTACGTTGCTGGCTTCGGCTCGGGCAAGACGTGGGTCGGCTGTGGCGGCCTGATGCAGCACTTCTGGGAATATCCGCGCATCAACGCTGGTTACTTCGCGCCGTCGTATCCGCAGATTCGAGACATTTTCTATCCGACCGTTGAGGAAGTCGCGGCCGATTGGGGCTTGAGCGTCAAGATCAACGAGTCGAACAAGGAAGTGCACGTATTCGAGGGGCGCAAGTCCCGCGGCACGATCATCTGTCGCTCGATGGAGCGGCCGGATACGATCGTCGGCTTCAAGATTGGCAAGGCGCTGTGCGACGAGCTGGACGTCATGAAGGCCGAAAAGGCGCAGCAGGCGTGGCGCAAGATCATCGCCCGTATGCGCTACAAGGTGGACAACCTGAAGAACGGCGTCGATGTGACGACCACGCCGGAAGGCTTCCGGTTCGTGCACTCGCAGTTCGTCAAGCAATTGAGCGAGAAGCCCGCGCTCGGCGACATGTACGGGCTGATTCAGGCCAGCACATACGACAACGAAGCGAACCTGCCAGACGATTACATCGACTCGCTGTTCCAGTCGTATCCGCCGCAACTGATCGATGCATATTTGCGGGGGCAGTTTTGCAACCTTACGAGCGGCAGCGTCTACCCGAACTTTGACCGCAAGCTGAATCACAGCGACGCCGAGATCAAGCCGGGCGAGCCGCTGCATATCGGGATGGACTTCAACGTTTTGCGCATGGCTGCCGTCGCATACGTCGTGCGTGACGGCAATCCAATCGCCGTCGAGGAACTGGTCGACGTGCGCGATACGCCTGACATGGCGAGGTTGATCGGCGAGCGCTGGCGGGACAACGGCCATGCGATCACGATCTATCCCGATGCGAGCGGCCAGAACACGAGCAGCAAGAAGGCATCCGAGTCGGACATATCGATTCTCAAGCAGGCGAAGTTCACGATCAACGTTGGCAGCACGAACCCGGCTGTCAAAGATCGCGTGCTGTCGACGAATGCCATGCTGCACAACGGTGTCGGCCAACGACGCATGAAAGTCAACACGCGGCGCTGCCCGAAGTTCACTGAAGGCCTCGAACAGCAGGCATACGACGAGCGCGGCGAACCGGACAAGTCTAGCGGCGTGGATCACGTCAACGACGCCGGCACGTATCCGATCGTGCGCCTGTATCCAATCGTGAAGCGTCAGACGACCGTCCGGCCGCTCCACATGTAACCGAACCACACACAAGGAAGCCCGCCGAGCGCGGGCTATTTGCACATGCGCGATCAGATCGACCTTCGACTTGGCGATTGCCTGGATGTGATGCAGACGATTGCCGACAAGTCGGTCGACCTGATCCTGTGCGATTTGCCTTACGGCACGACGGCTTGCAAGTGGGATAGCGTGATTCCGTTTGAGCCGCTATGGGCGCAATACCGGCGCATCGCAAAGCCGAACGCAGCGATTGTGCTTACTGCGGCGCAGCCGTTCACGAGCGCGCTCATATGCAGCAACCTCCGTGAATACCGCCACGCTTGGGTGTGGGACAAGTTGACCATTAGTAACCCGATGCAAGCCAAGCATCAACCGCTGCGGCAGCATGAGGATGTATTGGTGTTCTGTCGGGGGAAGGTCAACTACTACCCGCAAAAAACTGACATGCACTTGCGCCGAACATGGCGGCAGAGCGCGCAAAACGCCGACGCCGCTGCGCCAGCGCGTGAAGGTGCGACGGGTGTTGCGGAAGGCAAATATCCGAAGTCGATCCTTCGGTTTAAGGCGGCGAAGCTAGAGGGGCGTACCGTCCACCCCACGCAAAAGCCCGTCGCGCTGATGGAGTACCTGATTCGCACGTACACCAACGAAGGCGACACGGTGCTCGATAACTGCATGGGCAGCGGTACCTGTGGCGTAGCAGCCGCGCGCACTGGCCGCCGCTTCATCGGCATTGAACGCGATCCCAGCTACTTCGCCATCGCAACGAACCGCATCGCAGAAGCCATGCCGAGCGACCTGCTGACGGCAGCATAACAACCGAACCACACACATGACGACAACAGTGCGCGACCAGTCCGCCGCAGTCGCTTCGATGGCTGAGAACTGGCCGATTATCGACGCACTGCTTGGCGGCACGCCTGCCATGCGCAAGGCGGGATCAACATATCTGCCGCAGTGGCCCGGCGAGTCCGACGAAGCGTACAAGGCGCGCAAGGACACGGCCACGCTGTTTCCTGCATTCCCTCGCACGGTCGAGGTGCTGGCCGGCAAGCCATTTAGCAAGCCTGTCACGCTGACCGACGATGTGCCCGCGCGCATCAAGGATTGGTGCGATACAGACATCGATCTGCAGGGGCGCAATCTGCACGCGTTCGCTGCGAGCCTGTCGGAAGAAGCCCTTTCGCACGGTATCACCGGTATTCTGGTGGACTACCCGAAGGCGACCGGCGTTCGCACCAAGGCAGAAGAAAACGCAGCGGGCATCCGGCCGTATTGGGTGCATATCCATGCCAGCAACATTCTCGGCTGGCGCTCGAAGCGCATCAACGGCGCGGAAGTGTTCACGCAGTTGCGGCTGCTCGAGCAGGTCATCGAGGATGACGGCGAGTTCGGCGAGAAGGCGATCGAACAGGTGCGCGTGCTATATCCCGGCAAGTGGGCAACCTATCGTGAGTCGGAAAAGCCCGATCCTAAGACCAACAAGCCCGAATGGATCTTGCACGAAGAAGGCGTTACGACGCTCGACGTGATCCCGTTCGTGCCGATCTACGGCCGGCGCACTGGATTCATGACCGCGGTCCCGCCGCTGCTCGAACTGGCGCACATGAACGTCGAGCACTGGCAGAGCAAGAGCGACCAGCAGACGATTCTGCACGTCGCGCGCGTACCTATTCTGTTCGGCAAGCAACTTGGCGAGGCACCGGTTGTGGTTGGCGCTGGATCGATGGTCTCGTCGGACAACGAACACGGCGATTTGAAGTATGTCGAGCACTCCGGTCTAGCTATCGAAGCAGGGCGGCTCTCGCTGCTCGATCTCGAAGATCGCATGCGCCAGGTCGGCGCTGAACTGCTCGTCATCAAGCCAGGCAAGACGACTGTCGCGCAGACCGTCGCCGAGAACGAAGCCGGGATGTGCGCGCTGCAACGCCTGATCGAAGACGTCGAGGACGGTATCGACGCCGCGCTAGACCTGACAGCGAAATGGATCAAGGAAGCGAAGGGCGGCAACGTTCAGATCTTCAAGGACTTCGGCGTCGCAACGCTGGCCGAGGCATCCATCGATCTGCTGCGCGACATGAACGTCGATGGCACGTTCTCCGACGAGTCGCTATTCAACGAAGCGAAGCGCCGCGGCTACATCAGCCCAGAAACGACGTGGGACGACGAGAAAGTGCGCATCAAGGCCAACGTGAAGAAGGCCGAACTCGGCGCGGTCGGTATCACTGACTGACGCTTGACATTTGATCGCAGGCAGTAGCCAGGCATTCGTGATTCGCGAATAGCAAATAGCGCGATCACAGATTTACGAAATACGCAACACACCGGCCGCACAGCTAACCCTGTGCGGCTTTTTTATTGCCGGTTCCTCGGATGAGGGTCGGTGCAAATCACGGCCGGATGGCCTAACAGCTCGGGTTGGATGACCTATGAAACTCAAACTGAACGAT